CGGTTTGGCCAGAGGATATACTCTTTCTCTGGGTTCTGTTTAAGATTATTGAGAAGCGGTTGGATCGCATTATAGAGATTGTCGATCTTCTTTTGTGTTGCTTCTGCGACTGCTGTAGTCTCTTCTACCTTTGCTTCTGCCGCCTGATAAGAGTTAAGTTCTGTCTCATCAACAGCAGTAAATCCGAAATCAAATAATTCGCTCATGTTCTATTTATTTATCTTCTGTAGTATCTTCGGTTGAATGGTGCACGCATATGTTTTTGCAAAGAAATGGCTTTTCCAATAGTTGGAATAACTGCTGCATCAATATGCGTATATCCAAGATCTCTCGCGATTGCAAGACGGTTAGATCCACCCCATACGCTCCAGATCATTTTCTTATGTTTACCAAGAGCATTATGCCAAAATGGTAATTCATTGATTTTCTTTCCCCATTTCTCTTTGGCTCTTTCTAATTTTTCATAATTGGTATGAACACACATAATAGGAAAGTGCATTCCTTCACGCATAATATCTTCTTTCACCCGTGAATAGAATGGCCTACCTGAAACATTTTCTGCAATAGGTACAGATTGCCAGATTTCTTCAACTGGTAATTCACGTACTTCAAAACCCTCCCAATCTGTTGGGAATTTTGATTTTAAAACTTTATTCGCCATAAACGTGCTTTCTACTCATCTTGTCAATTTCTTTAGGGCCTTTCCTAAAGATGTCAATTGTCACATTAATGTAAGTTAATAAAAGAAAGATTGGAATTAGTATTAATACTCCTACAGCAAAGAGTAATTCAAAGTGGATTCTTTTTAGAGCGGCATGCATTTTTAGATTGCTTCTTTTTCCGATCTACGAATTTAACAGTTGGCGGTGGCATAGGGTGCCTGGCAAGATTCCTCTTGTCTAAGGAACTCCTCTTCAATTGCATTTTGGATTTCATCGAGTGCTTTCTTTGTGAATTCAACATCATAGTCTCCGAAATAGTAATGCCTATGTGCCTCGTATGCAGTGATGACGTCTTCTGTATTAAGATCGTCATTGAGCATAACGAATTTACCATTTCCTAACGAATCAATTACTGTCTTACTGTAGCTGAACATGAGTATATTCTACACTGTTTTAAGCTGTTTGTAAATCACTAATTTCAACCTTTTGCTTTAAATGTTCCCAGGCTTCTCCGCTTTTAAGTTCATCTGGATGCCATTGGGCATAGGCAATATCATTACACCATTGATTTCTATCATGCATTGTTGGTAGATTGATTTTAGTGAAATCATGGTCTGATACATTCCATACCATAGATCCTTCATCTAACGATATTGTCGGTTTCCCAGCAAGTACTGCATCGACGCCTGAATTACTATTTATCGTAACTACAGCCTTTGCATTCTTAAGAACTTCTTTTATTGGGTGTGATAGATTCAAATAACTCACACCAGGTACACCAACGACTTTTTGTTGTGAACCTGGACGTGTAGGATGATCTTTTATTACAATTGGAAGATCAGTGTATTTCCTAATCTCTTCACAAATCCATTGATACGTTAGTTTCTTATCTACATATCTAAGTGATTGGTCACCTCTAATTTGAAGAGGAACTAAGATATATTCACCATTTGAATACCTTAAAAGACGGCCATCATCAAAGTGTTTTCTCCATCGATCATCTGGTGAATTCTCATTACAAAAATCTGCTCTACCATTAAGGCCATTCCAACCGACTGAAACCCATTCTTTTTTATTAGGCTCTTGTACATTATTCAAATATGCATTTTCAATGAGAAGAACATTATCCGTATATTTTTTTAATTCAAGCATATTACGAACACCCCAACAAATACCAAAGTCAAAACGACCGCTTGGTGGATTTCTTGGTGTCCAATCATAAAACTTGTAATCGCCTGACGATCTAATTCCTTCAACAAGTGGATTTACAAACGTATGATGGTGTCTTAATGTCTTCCTAATTAAAACTCTCATGATCTTTTCTCGTACCCTAAAAGTTCGTAATCTTTGATAAATCGCTCTTCGATGAGTGCTCTCGTTTCTTTACTTATCTCAGGTTTGAATGAACCAGTATTACGCTCATGGAATTTCATTTCTGGATAATCTTGTCCACAATGCTTCTTTATTAATTCACGGGCCCTTTCCCAATCGCTTCTAAAATTCTCAACCCTAATCAAATGGGAAATACGTCCCAAATCTAAGTCGTAAAACTGGGATCGTAGATGTTGATCACATCTAGCATTGTCTTTGATAAGCATAAGGCCTTCAACAAACTTATCGAATGGCATACCCAAACCAAATGGATACTTTCTTCTAGAAAATCCAATATGGAGTTGTTTAAGCACCTTGTCTTTCCAACAGCTAATTAGTCTATCTTCAGGGTGGCGGCACGTGCCAAAGATTAAATAATCTTTACCAAAATTATGTCTATTGCAATATTCGGCGTGAGGAGCCAACGCTTTTGGACCATGTACATTAAATTCTGTTCTTCCTTTAAAGAACTTCTCATTGAGTAATGTCTTAATAGAACTATTACCAGCTTTACATACGAACATAAATCCAATTTTATGTTCATCGATTTTAATCATGTTTGGATCAGGCATAATATAACCAGACTGTGTCTTCTTTTAAAATTATATTCTCTTTACCAAATTCTTCATTGACAGCTTTTACGACACCAGCTTTTGAAGGATGATTGCTGTAATCATGTCCTGCAATGATACCACCAGGATTAACACGGTTTTTCCATACAGCGATGTCCTTTTTAACTCCTTCATAGCTATGATCACCATCGATAAATATAATATCGAACTTCCTCTCCTTATTATATTCCTCTGAAGTACCAATGAACAATTCAGCATTTTCGTATTTAGCAAATACCGCTTCTGCCTCTACTTTGTTTTCGTCATGGTCATAATGAATTAATCCTTCAAACGGAATATATGGATCGACACCAACGTATTCTAAGTTTGGATGATCACTCAAAATATTGTTAGCATTATTTCCCTTTAGAACGCCAATTTCAACTAGTGACTTATATCCCTTTTTGGAAATAATATCAGAAAGAATTTTCCATCTTCTCATCTTAGACATAACGGTAAAGTGTATTTATGTTTCTTCTTTGCCAATCTTCTATTATAGATATTCTGAAAATGTGGAATATCCTTCCAGTTTTTTGGCCATGCTTTTGTTTGTGAGTATTCACCTTTTGCCCATTTAGTATGAATGAACAATGGTTCATGAATTTGCATGTGTGTACCTAAATACCTCAATGATTCTGATCTTGGGCCATTATCATAACTTGCTGACGAATTCTTATAAAGACGAATTTCAGGTGCACAAAATTCTCTTTCTCCTATGTGGTACAAATCATCAACGACATCTACGCCTTTAAATTTAAGTGCAATATCAGCTTCAATTGCCTGTTGTAAATATTTTTCGGCATTATCCATAGCGATCATATCACCATCCCATTTACACACCCATTTAGTTGACGCCTTATCAAAGCACCAATTATAGAAGAATGCTCTTGAGTGTTTATCGTATGGTTGATTTGAATGACCTGGGCCATTAGGCCGACTTTCAAATTCAAAATGATGGTGTTTTATTTGATTACCGTCTGCTAAATCCTTACAGATTTGTTCAGTTTCATCAATCGATTTCCCTTGAGTGCATAATAAGATTTCTGAAAAAATGCCTTGAATAGACTCAACACATTTAGGAAGCCATTCAGCTTCGTCTTTCAATCTTAAGACTGCAGATGCTTCAATCATCCTCTTAAGAAGTTTTTCACTGAACTTCGTGGACCATTTGGAATGAAATATTTCTTATTGGCATCCCATGACTCGGCACTGAGAATTTCGATTTCACCACCGGTCTTATCACTATAAACCATGCGTCCTTTTACCCTAGGTTGCTCAGGAAGAGAAAAGGCGCAGGACTTACAGAGTTTAAAACCAAACTCAAGCCTGACCTTTTCAATAGGACTACCACATCCACAAATCATTTTCCTTCTTTTTTGACTTCTTTCACCTTTCCTCCAATGTGCTTAGCGCAAGCTACTGCATCTGCTTTAGAGGTATATGAATGATGGTAACGACCATCCTTGTCAACTACGCGATAACGTACTAATTCTGTGCTCATATTAGAATTCGAATTGTTTTTGGTTTTTATTTGATTCCTCATTAGTAAGAGCGGCGCGAAGATCACTAAGCTCGTCAATGAGAGTGTTAAGGTTTTCAAGTGTGCCTGCATCTTTTACAGGTGGGATATTTACATGGACGATACCATGGATAGCGTTTGCAATTTCATGAGAGTTCATAATATATTAAGCGGTAAGTGGTGGAATGCAGACGTAGATTAGGTAACCAACACCTGCCCCTAAAAGGCAGCCAATTGTGATTTGAATACAATCTTTAAGTAATTCTTTCATCGTGTATGAGGATATTATAGCATGAAATTACTCAAATGTACATCTCTTTTTACCTCAAAATGGCATTCTTTCGTTAGAAATGTACTTTTCTAGGTTACCAGTAGGTCTCCATCCGAGTTTTCTCCAATTTCGGTCCAATTCTTCACATAATGTATATGGGTATTCACCAGGTCTAGCAGGGATGTATTTTCTAGGATATTTGCCAAACATATCAGCAACTTCATTGATTGAATAGTTCTTACCAGATCCTAGCTCAAAAATTTCCATTTTTTGCCACTCTAAACTCTTACAACGATAAAGACCATCGACAATATCATCGACGTGAGTGAAATCTCTTCGTTGTTCACCATCACCAACAATTGTTAACTCTTCACCATTTCTAAATTGGTTTAAGAAGATACCAACGACAGTTGCATAATCACCTTCTTCGATTTGGTGTGGACCATAGACATTATAGAAACGACAGACTACGGTGTCTACTTTATACACGTATCGATAAAGCATACACAATTCCTCACCAGTATACTTTGACCATGCATAAGGGCTCTCATAAAGACCGTGGTGTTTTGAACTTGATCCTGCATAAATGACCTTTGCTCCAACCTTTCTTGCCCATTCTAAAACGTTTAATGTTCCAATACAATTGTTCTTAATAGCATATGTTGGATCAGTTATTGATGGCTGAATCCGTGACATAGCAGCAAGATGGTAAATCACATCTACCTTCTCTTTTGGTGCCCAAACAAAATGTTTGTTTCTAACGTCGCTCGTCAAATAATGACACCCTTCTTGGTGATTATCTCGAGTACCTGAGGAATAGTTATCAACTGAGATTACCCTATGTCCTTCTTTAATAAGCCTTTTGACAAGATTCGTTCCAACGAATCCTGCTCCACCTGTCACTAATATTGTCATCTTTTATACTTATAATAAACTACAACCATTACAATTGAAGAAATTCCACTTAAAATGTAGTTCCCCAATAACCAGAAATCTACACCAAATCTAAGATATGCATATCCACCTGCAGCCATATATCCAACAATCGAAAGAATGAAGAGTAGAATGCTTACGTCTTCGACTTCTTTTGTCTTAATCGATTTGATGATTTGTGGCCAATAGCAGCTCACAAAACACAAATTATATGTTAATCCTAAAAACGCTTCAATCGGCGATGTGTCCATATAATTCTTTCCAATTATTAACTCTTGTTACGTCTTCTCTTAAATATGTATTTTCATTATATGGATGGCTAATCAAAAACGATCTCATTCCCATCCTATCTCCAAGATTTGCATTTTCTGGTTTGTCTTCAACCCATATACAACCACTATCACGGTAACGCTCTAGTGCATCTTTTTTATTCCCTCCGCATGACAAACATTCGATTCTTTCGAAGACTGTTTCACCGAAGACACGTTTAAGATTTGCTTCTCTCAATAAGACCGTGTATGGATCAGTACCAATTGATGTAATACAATGAAACACTGCACCATGTTCTTCATGCAATTTCTTAACATACTTGATTGCGTCTTTCAATGGTGGTAAGAAACCACACGCAGCAGATTCACAAAATTGCTCTGTTAGTCTATATGCTTCTTGTTTGCTAATACCGTATCTTTCTGAAACATAGTAAGAAACCTTTTCTGCTTTATACCCTTTACGTTTCATCCACCACTCAAATGAGTGAACCCATGAAAGTAAAACTCCATCACAATCAGTTACGATTATCATTTTTTAATCCTCCCATTTTTCCAATTTTTACCAGGACATTCTATTTGAAATTTAACGTCTTTTCCGTTATTCCACCACTTTTTACCTTTTTGAGATTCAGATATTTTTTTCTTAGCATCCTCTGAATGTTTTAAACCAGTTTTGTTATCGCGAATTTTCTGTCTTGTAGATTTAGTAACAATTTTATTGGAGTGAACTTCACTCATTCTTTTTCTAAAAGTTTTAGTATTTTTAGATTTTTTTAAATTGTCTAAATGTGTTTTAGAAAAAGACTTTCTAGAAACTCCAAGCTTAGATTCCGATAATGCTTTTTTATGCTCCTCAGAAAATGGCTGTCCTTCTGGCCATCCAAAACTTCTATTCCATTCACACCCTTCTCTTTTTAATTCTTTAGGTGTGGGATAATCAATAGGGTGATACCCAAAGTACTCTACTAGTTGCTTCGTCTCTTTTTTAGACGGCATATAAATATTCATAGCTGAACTTCTCTGTTTAATGTTGTTTAAGTTTAGTGCTGATGGGAATTGCCGTTCCGCGATCAGCTATTTCTATTTATACAACTACTAATTTTGAGAATAGTAGTATTGAATCTCCTTTCTCAATCTTTCTTCCCAATCATCTCTTTTCTCAACAAAGATGATTGGCTTTGGATCATTATCAACAACCATGAGTGTCACAAGTTGCTTGATATCGATATCAGTATGCTCTTTGAACATGATTGAATATGCGCATTCTTGCATGAAGTAGTTACTAATATCACTTGCATTTTTAACTCTGCTTGAAGTCTTAAAATCAATGATGGATAATTCACCGCCAAATTCTGCAATACAATCGACTCGACCGGCAATCTTAAGATCATCAGAATAAAGAGGACACTCTTGCATATACACCTTACCAATGTATTTGTCAATGACACTCTTAAGAGTATTCCAACCAAATTGAACATGTGGCATCTTATCGCCTTCTTCACGAATGAAGTCTTCTTCATTATTAATATAGCGTTCAGCGATATTGTGAATTGCAGTTCCTCTTGTCGTAGCGTGACGCGTGATTCTATTCGCTTCTTCTTCGCCGATAGCTTTACGCCATTCTGCCCACTTATATCGATCGCGATATCCTAAGACTGTAGTAACAGATGGGTATTTTTTTCCGTCAGGAGTCGTATAGACACGACCTGATTTTTGTGTATCAGCCGAAAGATCATCATATTTCAGCTGAACACCAACATGTTCAAATATTTTATTCATTACAAAATAGGGTCAATTACCTTATCGGCAATCATTTTTTCTTTAGTCATAAGGTACTCACGTACCATTCCTGATCTTACGCAGTCTTCCCACGTAAATTCGATCTTCTTAAAGTGTTTCAAGTTTTCAAGGATTTTTACGAATTCGCCAATCCCTTGTTTATCACGCTTATGTGTGAAATCAGATTGGAAATAGTCACCAGAGAAAATGATCCTTGATCCCTTACCAACACGTGTGATGATTGAATCTAATTCGTGGAAATTACAGTTCTGAAATTCGTCAACGACGATGATTGCATCTTTCAATGTGATACCGCGAATGAACGAAGTCGTTAAGAATTCAATCGTTCCGTTCTTAATAAATGATGTGAACAACGTTGGGTTGTTCTTAAAGATCTCACTGATCACACCAATATAAGGTGTCAAATATGCTGCTTCTTTTTCCTCTTGTGTTCCAGGTAAGAATCCAATATCTCGTGTAGGAACAACTGATCTGATAATGACCAATCTCTTCTTACGGTTTTTAATCAGTTCTTGAAGAGCAAGATACAACGCTATAAACGTCTTACCAGAACCTGCTGCACCTGACAAAATCAGATTATTACCTTGTTCCCAATTATCATAGGCCTCTTCTTGCGAAGTTGTGATTGGCCTGATGTCCTGCATGTTGTTTGAATATTCCGAAAGAACATCGACTTGGGGAACAATTACTTCTCCCTTTTTGGCTTGTTTTCGTGCCACGTATTATTTGTGTTTAATTTTATTAAAAAGCTTTTCAGCGTAAATGTCTTCCTCATTAGCAAGACGAACGAGATCATACATCTCAAATGAATGGCTGCTATAGCAGACTCTTTTCTTTTTCACTCTTCCATCTTCGATGAAAAAATCTCTATCCCAATTGAAGAGTTTTTCTAGATATGTAAATGTAATATCTTTCTGTTTAAATTCGTCAATTTCAACTTCAACATTTTCCGTATGAGGAACCGCGATTTTCATATTAATAGTGTTCAATAGTATTGTCTTTTCCTGAGTTCTTTTTAATTGTTTTTAGGACGTCATTCCAACCAGAACCTGCACGTCGAATCGGTGATAAAGCGCCTTCGAATGATAAGCCAGGAGCAGTTACTCCTCTTTTAACTTTACCTCCTTCACCGCAAGGGCAGTCTTTTCCAACGGGATAGTCACGGTTTTCAATGGTGTGTGCCTCTTCCCATCTCTTGTTGCATTTGTCGCAATAATAATCGTAGATCATAGTTTTTTAAACCAATTTGGTGTGTTACGCTTCGACCATACCATGGAGAAGCGATCTTGTTTTGTTTGATAGAATTTTTGATATGAACCAACAGGATCTGAATAGTCCATACACTCTGGATTAGATTTCATTGCCAATGGCCAAGGATTCCATTTATCGTTTTTGATATTTTTGGGTGTTTCCTTGAGCACATCTAGGAGTTGTGTTTCCGTAGAATGAATCTTACCATATCTGTATGTATACTCCTTACACAACCACTTGAACAACAAATAGTGCCATTTGTAATGGTATTCTGATTCCATAGTCCATACAGTACATGGATGGCCAGTATGAACTGCCTTGTAAAGAACATCTTCGCGGCTATCATCGAGTTGCCAATAACGTGACATTGTTTTGCCGGTAGATGATGGTCTACGTGTTTCTGTACCGTCAAGCATACGATGTGCAGTTGACAACATTTGAGCAGACTCGATAATCATCTTTACAACATGCTTATCGCAATGCCACTTTGCAGCAATTTGAGGATTCGGTGATAGCGCGAATATGTTCATTATGAAGTTATTCTACACTGAAATCGGTAGAATGTAAATCACAAAATTTCAGGAAAACAAGCTGCAACTAGACTCTTTGTAATTTTTGAGTATTTCTTCATATGAAGAGTCGTAATTGCACCATCCTTAGCAGCACATAAGATATTAGCATCTTCTTCGTTAATCTGTTCAAGAATACCAATAAAGATCTTTTCCTTCTTCAGTCTTGGTAAATTTGAACCTTTTACACACATTCCAATTGGTTTGAATGCATTTTGAAGAGATGCCGGTTCGCGACCTTCTGGGCATGGTTCAAACGGTGGTTTACCATATGGAAGATCAAGTTCAATATTATCGTTATAACAAAGTTGAAGAACTGACTTTAATTGCTTGAATGCGTTCTCTTTTAGGTATGCAATACGGTCTTCTCTATTATCGAGTTTGCATACTTCCTCGAATACTTCATGAATATATTTTTGCATAATAATTTAGGCTTTTGGGAAAAAGTCTGTCACTGAACTGATTAGCATATTACAACGTTTTTCAATGAGATAGGGCAGAACATTTCCCCTTTCTTTGTTTGTCTGTAATTGATATTTATCCGTGATAGATTCCTTAATATCGTCTGGAATACAGTCTAAATCGATCACCTTCTTATTACGACAGAAGTTGCGATAAGTCTCATGGCCCATAGCTTCAGCCAATTGTGAAGGATCTTTTGCATCATACCATTCTTGAATCTTCTTAGCACGCATTGGCTTTTGGCGAATACCTTCTGTAAATGTGTCATCTCCGCTGAAGATATTTGGAACACCGTCACTTACATCACCACGGCAGATATGATCGAACTTATAAAATGAAGGATCATCGACTGTAACAAAGTCACGTTTCATTGGACTGAACTGTTTGACATTTGAATAACGATGAAGTTGGAAGAAGTCTTTATCTGATGAAACGATCATTACCGGTTCATTCTTACCGAACTCCTGAGTAGACTCTACTAATGTCGCAATAACATCGTCTGCTTCTGCACGATCTGCAAGTACCACGGGATAATGCATTTTTTCTGCGATCTCATCACG